ATATTTCTGGAAGTGCCATTAAGATCGTGCCAGATAGTACAGTTGTAATAGATAAGCGTACAAAAACGCAACGACAATACGTGCTGCCAAAAGATTACTTAGGTAGTGCTTCATTATTTAGCGTATCTCAAGACACTATTTGGGCAAATGGTGCGGATTGGGTTATTAGTGATTATACTTATTCAGCACCATCTAGCGGTTGTTGTGGTATAAATCTTAATGGCACTTTTGATGATTCTACAAATTTAACAGTTCCAGCTACTTGGACTGTTTCTGGTGGAGTTGCTAATTACAATGGTAGTGGGGAAGACCATTTTGTTTTTACATTAAGCGAGAACATTGTATCTGGCGACGAAATTGAAATAAGTTTAGATGTTAGTAATAGTAGTGGTGCATCAAGATTTAGATTCCAATATGGTGGTGGTGGTGGAGAAACCTTAGTTCCAACAGCTATAAGAGGTGATGGAAGCTACACATTTACTTACACATTAACAACAACTGAAGCAAATGCAAATCTTATAAGCATAAGAGGTTCTAACTCTGGTGGAGGAGGCTCATTTACTATTGACAATGTATCTGTAACTAAACTTAATTAAGATGAAAACACTAATCACATACCTTTTTATATTCTTTTGTGTTTTTTCTAATGCACAAGATTATTCCTTGATAGATAAATCTTATGAACTTAGTGAAGAATTGCTAAAATTAGAAAAAGAAAAAAATTATAGATTATACAGAGAACTAAGCCAATTAAAAGCACAAATAAAGGATCTCACAGTTCAAGTGAATGTTTTAAAAGAAAAAGCATCAGAAAATTCAAATCTAAAAGACATTTTATCTGCTTTAGAAATAAAACCTGTTAAACAAGATGATTTACCTAATAAATTACAAAAAGATGAAATAGGTGTTGCTTTTGTTGCTTCAGAAGATAATAGCGTGTCTTTGGCTGTGTTTATTGATAACCAATGGAAAATTATTTCACTATGAAAAAACTAATAGTAATACTTGCATTACTCTTTTTAGCATTGTTACCAGCGCAACAGTTAGCGTTTCCAACAGCTTTAGGTGCTGGTGCGTATGCTACAGGTGGTAGAGCATATTCTACTGTAGTACACGTAACAAATCTTAATGATAGTGGTACAGGTAGTTTTCGAGCTGCACTTGGCGATAATAGAACAATAGTTTTCGATGTTAGTGGTGTAATTAATTTGTCAAGTGCAATAGATACTACGATTAATAATGTGACTATTGCAGGTCAAACAGCACCAGGCGATGGTATTACATTTACAGGTGAAACTATAATTTTAAAAGGCGATAACTTAATTATACGGTATTTAAGATTTAGGGGTGCTTCTTCAAGTTCAGATAGTTTTAATCTATACTACGCAACCAATGTAATTGCAGATCATTTATCAATTTCATTTGGTAATGATGAAGGAATGACAGTAGGCAGTGACACATCTTTAACCACAAGCGATTTAACCGTTCAGTACTGCTTTTTTGGGGTTAACGAAAGTGGTGGTGGTATCGTTGGTGATGGTTCTAACAACTATATGGATTACATAGAAGATATAAGCTATATCGGTAATGTGTTTCATAATAATGAGCAACGTTACCCTAATCTCGCTTTAGATGGTAGAGTAGATTTAATAAATAATGTTTCTTGGAACGCAGAAAAACGTCTAGTAAGAGGTAATGGCAGCTATCAGTTAAATCATATAAATAATTACTATGATTATGGTGTATCTATACAAGATGAGAACTTTAATATGCACAGTTATAGTGCAACATCTACACCTACTATTTATACCAACGGTAATAAAATTTCAAATCCTTATGGTGTAGATGCAAGGCCAGAATATTCTATGACATCTACTGTATCAGAAATGAACGCAGATAATTGGTTGATGTGGAGGTGGTTTTTAACAGCATCTACTCCTTATGGTACGGTAGATAGAGGCGACCAATTAACAACAGATTATCAAACATTAAGTCAATATACATTATTAGGTAGAACTTTTACACCTATAACAGCCGATGAAGCTAAAGATAGCATACCTAACAATGCTGGTGCGTTTAAAAGTCTTAATGCAGATGGCAGCGTAACAGTTAATAGAGATAGTTACGACACATCTTGGTTGAATGAAATCAACACAGATACAAGATCGGCTATTACAGACAGACCATATCCTACACCTACGTTAAGCACAGCTTCAAGACCAGCAAGTTACGACACAGATAATGATGGTATGCCAGACACTTGGGAAACCGCTAAAGGTTTAAATCCAAATGTAGCAGATAATAATGGTAATGATTTAGATGTAGGTTACACAAACTTAGAGATGTTTTTAAATCAAGTCGATGATAACATTGCAGAGCCAACGCCTACCGTTAACGTAACAAGCGTACAAGGTTTGCCAGATACACTAACTATAAGCGTTGGCGAAACTTACGATTTTACCGAAGAAGTTTTACCAGCTAATGCCACAGACAAAACCGTTGTATGGTCCAGAAGCAATACAAGTGTTGCTACAGTAGATCAAAACGGTACTATAACAGCTACAGCAAAAGGCACGGTAAGTATAACAGTAACCACTAATGATGGTGGTTTTACAGACACTTGTGTTGTAACGGTTAATGAGGTTTCTAGTGGTGGATCTAATGGTTCTAGTACATCTAAAAAATTGAAATTAATATTAATAAGTAATTAAGAAACTATGGAATTAATACATCAATTATTAGGAACATATGCAATAGAAGTTTGGATTGCAGGTATGTTTTGGTCGCTCTTAGGAATATTGGCAGTAAAGCTATACTATGTACCAAGCAATGTAAAGTTTAATCTAAAATTTTGGTTAAATGATAATTTGGTAGATGTCTTAAAAGGTTTGTTTTGGGCTTTAGTGATTCTGAGATTAGGTGATTATGTGTTACATCTTGCTGAAGATAAACTTAATTGGACCATACCTGAAACCACAGACTTTGTAATTGTGATGATTGTGATCTCTGGGTTTATTCAATACAAGTTGCACCAAAACCGAAAACCAATAAGTAAAAAAGTGCAACAGCAAATGCATGTGCACAATGAAAATTGTAAACACTAAGATATTTTTTCTTGCTATTAAGCTGCTTATGAGGGTAAGAACGCTTAATATAAATAGTAAATATGTTACAAAATTTAATTGTATGTATAGAAGATGTGCCAACTGATGATATTAACAGTTTGTTAGGTTGGGTAATAGGTGTATTGGTAGCTTTTGCCACTGCGTTACTTGTTTATTTGCGTTATGAAAACACAAAACGCATGGATGATTTTAAGTTGCAAATAACAGACTTAAAAGCGCAATTAAAATCTGAAATAGATTATAACAAGGCGCAAGACAATGCCAATATTAAACTTATTACAGACACAGGAAACATCTTAAATGCGGTTTTAAAAAATTCTGAAAGCGAAATTAATGTTGTTAATGAAGTGAAAGCTATAAATGAAGGCATTAAAACCAGAGTAGATGATATACATGCGCATTTAATGAAAAATAAATGAGCAATAAAGAGCTTTTAAAAAGGGAACGAGCAAAGCTGCGTCTCAGAATGTTAGCAAATTTTAAAGACGTGCCAATTGTAGAAGTGCAAGAAATACCAGTAACTAGAAGTTTGTTTCCTGGTACTGCTTCAGATTATTGGGAACGTATAAACTTACCTGAACATGATGATAGATCCTCGTGTTTATATGAGTTAGGTCCTAAAGGGATTTTTGCAACACATATACATGCTTATGCTTCTGAAACTTGTGAGTTGTTAACACCAGGTGCAAAAGTAGAGTGGGTTACAGAAGAAGATATTTATTTCTTAGAATACCCAGCAGTATTTAAAGTGCCTAAGAACATGATGCATGCGTTGGTGAGTTTGGTGGATTTTAAAATAGATATAAGGGTAGATTGGCGCCCAAAAATGGTTGGATGGGAAGGTGATTTTTTAAAAAAAAACGATGTTTAGTATGAAACAACTATCTGAAGTACAAAGAGAATTTACAAGAGATGTAGGTAAGTTAATTACTTATTCTTATGAATGTTTAAACATTGAGTTGACGCTTGGTGAAGCGCATAGAACTAACTCTCAGATGTTGCTTAATTATTTTGGTTATGAGGTTAAAAAAGGTGGAATCCTTGGCTTAAAATTAGTAAAATCTAGAAAGTTAAGCAATACACTTTTATCTAGTCATGGTGATCGTTTAGCTATAGATTTTAATTTTTTTATAGACGGAAAACTTACTTATGATTTTGACCTTATAAAACCGCTTGGTGATTATTGGGAAAGTTTGCATCCAGATAATGTTTGGGGTGGTGACTGGAATAAAAATGATATAAAGGATGGCTTTGTAGATGTGCTACACTTTCAAAGAAAACGATAATAATGAGCACACTATTATTCTTTTGGAAACAACGCACCACACTAGAAAAACTATTCCTGGTGATTATTGCAGTAGCTTTAGTGTATGGCTCAGTAGTTACAATTCAAAAAGGTGTGTATAAATACAAGTACTTTAAAGAAGTAGAGCAGCAATACAACGTAGCAAAAGATAGTTTAGACGCTCTTAATTTACGTATTAAAGACTTGACCCAAAAACAGCAAACCAAAACAACCAGTACCAAAAAACAATCTAAAGCCATAAATGATAAACTAAAGCAAGATGAAGCAATTATTGATAACTCTAATCCTAATGATGATGAGCTTAACGCTTTCATCTCAAAACACGAAGGCAACAGATAGTATTACAATATCTAAAAAAGCGTTAAAATCTATGGCAAAAGAAAGCCGTAAGTGCGATAGTTTGCGTGTAGCTTATGATTTACAACTTAAATCTCTAAATGATTTAATCATTAGTAATTTAGAGTATTTTAAGCGTATGCAAACATCTGAACAACAACGCGAAAAACTACAAATACAATTGGATGACTCTGTAAAAGCACTTCGTAAAAAGAAAAGCAACTGGATATTACCTACCAGTCTTGGTGTTGTTGGAGGTCTGGTTCTTGGTATAGTAATATCTAACTAAAATATTCAAAATTAAAGTATTGCCTTTTATTATAGATTTTATTTATTAAATTTGTTTTAATAATAAATTTTATCTATACATGCAAAGCTTACACGATTTTATTATAGAGTTGCCAAAACCCTTAAACGAGACTTTTAAAACCGAAAACGGCACAGAACTTTTTGCACACCAAGATTTTAGTGTAGACCGATTAAGCAATAGAGTTGCCAAGGTAAAATCAGTACCATTATTTATGGATTGCCCAATTGAGGAAGGTTATGAAGTGATGTTTGAACCTACCATACTCTATAAACAGATTTACCAAGGTGTAAAGCAAGACTATACGCATTACATAGACAAGTCTCAGAAGTTGTTTCGTATTACACCAAATATGATTGTGTTGTATCGTAAAGATGAAGATGATGAGTGGAAAGGCTTTGGACAGAATTTATTAGTAGAACCGGTTGAAACCAAAACCACACCAGTTATTAGTGGTTTGATAATTCCAGAAAACGCACAAGGCCCTAAATACGAAAAGGAACGTGTACGATTATTATATCCAAACAAAGACATCGAAGCACTTGGTGTAACTAAAGGTGATGCGGTTATAAAAGACCCAACCTTAGATGGTGTAAAGTTTTGGATTGATGGTAAAGAGTATAGATGGTTGAGAACTAAGGATATTTGGGCAAAAGCAGTATGACTAAAAAACTAACATATAGCAAACAACGTCTTCCAGACTTAATAGCAAGTCTAAAAAGTCAGGTAAAGAAAAACCTAGAAATCGTTAACAAGGACGTAGAGCGTGATTTGAGTAGCGATAAGTTTTTTAATGTACTTAAAGGTAGACGTATGGCTGCTGAGTTAGCTATTAATAGTATGAATTCTATTGATAAGATAGAACAAGAACTAAAGATAGAAAGTGATGAGAGTTACTTTAACCAAAACTTACCAGTGCTTATTGAGCATCTTAAGCAGATGTTTGACATTAACCTTAAGGTGGTAGATATAGATGTAGATGAAGAAGACTTGGACGATAACCTTAGAGACACTATAAAACCAGACCTAGAACAAATGTTTGGAAAAGATGTTACTAAGCGTATTCTAAAAAAATTAGGTCCAGCAGATGGTTTAAGCGAAGATAAATATGCTAACGTCATTAAGGCACGAGAAAAAGCCGTTGAAGACAACCAATGGGTATTGGGTGTTATAGACCAGTTAGAAGCCAAATTAAATAACGAAGATTTAGAAACCAATAAACAAAAAAGCTGGGCTGTACTTGCCGCAGAAGGATGATATTTTATTTAGGACATAGTGATGATCGCGTTGATGATAAGATTCGCAAAAACAGAAACCAACAAAAAGCTTGGAAATATGGTTACTGCGAGGAATACGATACTATCATTATTTCTAAATATGGTACGTTAGGCCCTATATTTAATGTTAATGGTATCAATATTGGTTTACCAGAACCACCAGAAGACCGTAAAGATATTCTGAATTGGGATAAGACCGAAAAGAACCAACGATGGAAACGTGCCGAATTGCCAAAAGGCCTTACTGCAAAAACACAATACGATGCTGAGTATCGAGAATATATCAAAGAAGAGATACGACGTAGACGAGAAGGTGTTTGGATTTTTATAAAAGGTGAATTGGTTTACATGACTGGTTTATCGTATTATTTCTACCAATGGTGCCACTTAGACGAAGGCTATCCAAATTTTAGGATTATACAAAACGAGTTAATGATCTATTGGGAAGCTTGTAAAGCTGATTATCGATGTTACGGTGTTTGCTATGTAAAGAACAGACGTTTTGGTTGGTCTAGTATCTGTGATGCTGAGTTGATTTATTCTGGCACAACACACAAAGATAAAAAGCTAGGTATTGTTTCTAAAACCAATGATGATGCAAAAGAGATGTTTGACATTGCATTTTCTATGTTTAAGAAACTACCACCATTCTTTCAGCCAAGTTGGGATGATAAGACCTTGAGTAGAATCATAATGAAAGAAACCAACAAATCCAGAGATGATATAGATGAAGGGTTAGATACTTACATTAGATACTATACAACTGCAATCAACTCTATGGATGGTGGTAAAAAGGTGTTTAGAAGTGCTGTGGACGAAAGTGGTAAGTTTCCTAAGCAAGTACCATTTGCTAAGTATTGGCGTATTATTAGAACCTCACACCGACAAGGAACACGTATTGTTGGTAAAGCTATGGTTGGTAGTACAGTAAACTCACTTAAAAAAGGTGGTGATGAATTTAAAACGGTATTTTACCAATCTGATCCAACAGAACGCAATGCCAATGGGCAAACCGCAAGTGGGTTATATTCGTTATTTATATCTGCAGAATATGGATTAGAAGGTCGATATGATACTTATGGATTTAGTATTGTAGAAGACCCAGAAAAACCAATCATGACTGATGAAGGTCGTTATGTAAAAACAGGATCACGTACTTATCTTAATGTAGAATTAGAATCCTTAAAAGACGAGCCAGAAGATTATAACGAGCAATTACGCCAATTCCCACGTACACCAAAAGAAGCTTTTAGGGATGAAAGTGATGATTGTGCTTTTAACCTACCGAAGTTAATAGAGCAAATAGACCATAACGAGGAAGAGCTGGAACACGACAAATATGGTAGTAAAGAAATAGAACGCGGTAACTTTAGATGGAAAGATGGTGTACAAGACACTGAAGTGATTTGGTCGCCAGATCCAAAAGGACGTTTTTGGATTAAGAAAGGTTGTCATCCACCATTAGAGTACCGTAATAAAAAAGAAATGAAGTTTCAGTATGGTATCAGAGCTTGGGCACCAATTGCAGATCATATTGGTTGTTTTGGTGCTGACCCTTATAACCGTGATGTAGGTGCTGATGGCAGAGGTTCTAAAGGTGCTATACATTTACAGACCAAATATAACACCTCAGATTTACCAAATGAGGAATATATTTTAGAGTATATAGACAGACCAAGTAAGGTAAAACATTTCTTTGAGGAAATGATTATGGTAATGGTGTACTACTCTATTCCAGTACTTGCCGAGCTATCCAACGAAGCGTTTTTACAATACATAAGAGATAGAGGTTACAGGCATTTTAGTTTGAACAATCCATTTAAACCTTATAAAGACTTAAACCCAACCGAAAAGAAATTAGGTGGTGCACCGCCACAAAACAGTAAAATAGCCGACCAACAGTTTTATGCTATTGAAGCTTATATAGACGACCATGTAGGTGTGAGTAAAGACAATCGTAAACGTCCTATTGGTACTATGGGAAGTATGGTGTTTAACAGAACATTACGTCAGTGGAAAGATGTAGACCTTAACGACAGAACAAAATATGATGCTTATATCTCTAGTAGTTTAGCTGCTTTAGGCAATCAAAAACGCGTCATTAAACAAAATAACGAAACCAAGAAAAAAAGAAACCCATTTACTACCTATGACAATAGTGGTAATTATAGTAAAGCCGTATAGCCATGACACAGAAAAACATTTACCCAGATCCATTAGCTTCTTGGAAAGAGAAGCAATCTATTGAATACGGCACCAGTTATGCCAAGCACATTATTGCCAAAGAATGGTTTAATGGTGGTATGATTAATTCTGCTAATTGTGAGTATGCCAGTCGTTCGCAATACATCATAGACAACCGCTTATTAGTTAGAGGTATGCAAAATACCGATGACTATAAAAAACACATGGCCAGACAAACAGGTGATTTAGATTATCTAAACCTTACGTGGAAACCTGTTAACATACCAGGTAAGTTTTGTCGTATTGTATATAATGGTATTAGTGATGAAAATTATGCTTTAGATATCAGAGCCAATGACCGTATATCTTTAATGAATAAGAAAAAGAAAATGGAAGACCGCAGAAACACGATGCGTTCTATGCCATTACTTAAAAAAGTTAAGGAACAGTTAGGTATTAATCTTATTCCGCAAGGCTTTATTCCACAAGATGAAGAAGAACTACGCTTATACAGTGAAATAAAAGACCGTCCTAAAATAGAGATTGCTGAGGAATTGATGATTGACTACATTGACAAAACTAACAAAAAGGATTATCTCGAAGCAAAGAAGAATAAGGATTTGGTAGAAATAGGTATTTCTGCAGAACGTGTATGGACCGACCCTTACAATGGTGTGAGTTTTGAATATGTAGATCCGGAATACCTTGTACACAGTTATACGAGTAGAAACGATTTTAGTGATGTATATTACTATGGCTATGTAGATACTATTACTATTGACGACCTAAAACGTGAAAGTAACTTTGATGACAAAAAGTTACGTGAGATTGCCAAGGCTTATGCTAATCTCAATAAAGCGAAAAACGTGTATTATGACAGTTGCGATTTTAGAGATTTATTAGGTCATAAAGTCCATGTGCTACGTTTTGCATTTAAAACCACTAAAACCAGAGTTTATAAAGCTTACAAAAAGAAAGGTACTTTTTATAAAGTTGTTGAAAAAGACGAAAACTACAATCCACCAGAACGCAGTGACTACGGTAAAGTACAAGATGTAAAAGACACTTGGATGGAAGGCACTTATATTATTGACAGTGAT